GTCTGGTTCGGGAGAATGGCGGAAAGTTCGGTTATGCAGCTGGTTCGAAGGATTATCGCTGGCTTGAGGCCGAAACCGTCAAAGAACGTCACCTTGAGGACTCGATCGATCTGAGTTACTTCGAGGGACTTAAGAACGACGCAATAGCCGCGATCAATCAATATGGTGATTTCGCGACTTTTGCACAATAAATTTCTATATTTTTGTTTTAAGAAAGGAAAACAGAATCATGCAGATCGCTGAAAGAAAGTCTCGTAGCATCATTATCGATGGCATTGTCGACCGTGAGGTGCGTTCCCGCAACTTCGGTGGCGAGGAGAAGAAGGACAAGGTTACCGGCCGTACCGTGAACAGCCCCGGCTATCGGAATTTCCTGCTGTTTATCACGGAGGAGATCGCTGAGGAGCTGAAGGATCGCGGTTGTGAAGTAAAGTATACCAAGGTTCAGGGACCGAACGACGTTCCGATGCCTTATGTTTCGGTAACGGTTTCGTACTTCCTGAAGCCGGTTGACGCTTACATGATCTCGAACGGTAATACGACCGTTCTGGACGCTGACCACATTCGTGTGATCAACAGCGTGGATATTCGTAACATGTGCCTTGAGGTTGAGTTCGGTAAGGAGAAGATTCACAACAACGGCACGAAGTATATTCCGCTGTATGCGCAGAAGATCTGGGTCGAGGTCGTTCCCGATTACTTCGCCGAGAAGTATGGTTATATGAATCAGCAGCCGGTTACGGCTCCCGGTACGGAGGAAGAGCCGTTCTGATTTGACGGGAAAGGAGAGTTTTGATGCAACCCGAACTGGATGAGGGCCAGCTGAAAGCTCTCTCAAAACTGAAAAACGGAAATATTTTATGCGGTGGGGTCGGATCCGGTAAAAGCCGGACCGGCCTCGCTTATTATTTCTGCAGTGTGTGCGGTGGACAGATCGACGGAAAGAAACGAGGGCTGAAGAAGGATTTGGTTCCAATGCTCTGGCCGAAAGATCTGTACATTATTACAACTGCCAAGAAACGCGATAAGGGAGAATGGGAAGAAGAGCTTGAGCCTTTTGAGATGTCTATGGATATTTCAAAGTCGGCTTATGGCGATAAAGTAAAGGTCGTTGTGGACTCGTGGAACAACATCGGGAAGTATGTTGAAGTGAGAGATGCGTTCTTTCTCTTTGATGAACAACGCGTTGTCGGTTACGGTGCCTGGTCGAAGGCGTTTATTAAGATCGCCAGATCAAACGGCTGGATATTTCTCTCGGCGACACCGGGTGACTGTTGGATGGACTATTTGTCCATTTTCATCGCAAACGGGTTTTACCGAAATAAGAGAGACTTTGAAATGCGGCATGTGATCTATAGTCGCTACACCAAGTATCCGCAAGTCGATCGCTATGTGGACGATTATATTCTGACGCGCCTGCGCGATTCCATTCTGGTGAACATTGACTACGTCAAGCCAACAGAACGGCATATGGATATTCGTCTGGTGAGCTATGACCGTGAGACCTACAAGGCTTTGATGAAAGATCGATGGAATGTCTATGAGGACAAACCGATCGAGAACATCAGCGAGCTTTGCTACCTGCTTCGGAAAGCAGTGAATTCAGATCCCTCGAGAATTGAGATGACCTTGGAGATTGCCAAAGAGCAGCCTCGGCTCATCATCTTCTATAACTTCAATTACGAGCTGGATATTCTCAGGGAAGCGGCTTGGCCGGAAGGAACGGTCTGTCGGGAATGGAATGGGCAAAAGCATGAAGAGATCCCGGACTCGGAGCGCTGGGTTTACTTTGTGAATTACATGGGCGGCTCTGAAGGCTGGAACTGCATCACGACGAATGCCATGTTGTTCTATTCCCAGAACTATTCCTATAAGGCGACCGAGCAGGCCATGGGACGAATCGACCGAAGAAATACTCCCTATCGCGATCTCTATTATTACAGTTTTAAAACCTATGCGCCGATTGACGTTGCGATCGGCAGAGCTTTGAAGAGGAAGAAGAATTTTAACGAAAGCATGTTTTTTCGCTCTCGAAATACTTGAAAAGGCTTAAAATTCGTAAAATTTACACCGCCTAGAATAGAGGAGAGTAGATACTGCATTTTTTACTCTTTCTCAGGGTTTTCGCGAGGTGAAAGAGATGCTTGAGAGCGAATTTCAAAGAAATCTGATTGAGGAACTGCGAGGCTTGTTTCCTGATGCTCTGATATACAAGAACGAAACGAAACAGGGTTTGCCTGATCTCACGGTACTGTACGGGAAGCATTGGGCGCTTCTAGAATGCAAGAAGTCGGCTGATGCGAGTCATCGTCCGAATCAGGACTACTATGTACAGCGCGCCGATCAGATGTCCTTCTCCCGATTTATCTATCCTGAAAATAAGCAGGAGGTTTTGGATGAACTTCAACAGGCATTTCGAACTGGAAGGAAAACACGCGCTTCTAAGTCCAAGTAAGCCCTATTGGTTGAACTATACGCAGGATCAGCTTCGGGCTTATATTCTCTCTCAGAATGCTGCTGCAAGAGGAACGAGACTTCACGACTTGGCTGCAAAGCTGATTCAGGAAGGTCTCAAGCTTAGAGGTTCGACACAGACGCTGACCGCATACGTCAACGATGCGATCGGTTACGGCATGACACCTGAAGTAGCGCTGAAATATTCAGACACCTGTTTCGGGCATACTGATGCGATCGACTTCAGTCATGGTGTCCTTCGCATTCATGACTTAAAGACGGGCTCAGGCCCGGTTCACATGGAGCAGCTTGAGATTTATGCTGCTCTTTTTCTTTTGGAGTATGAACGCGCCTTTGGCGTGAATCCTCTGAACACAAAAGTAAATCTTCGGATCTATCAAAACGACGACATTCAGGAGTATATGCCTGATAAAGACCGTATGGAGGAAATTATCTGTACGATCAAAGAAAAAGACGCCTGGGCTCAGGAGTCGATGCGGGAGGTTGAAGGGTAATGGATGAGCTGGATATTTTCAAGGATTGGCCTAAGGAATACATTGATGAGTATCTGGCGTCTCCGTCGCCTGAACTTTACGACGAACTTAGCGAAGCTGTGCTGATCCATTCGAGCGGCGCTGGATATTTCGATGGAACCGGTCTTATTTATGAAGAAAGGAACGTTTTTGACGAAACCACCGGCCAGTACCGAAAAGAATTTATTGCGCATTACGGAACTCCGAGACACTCTGGACGCTATCCGTGGGGTTCCGGTAAGAATCCGCAGCGACACCGGAATTGGCTCCAAAGAGCCGATGAACTTCACAAACAGGGTCTGAGCGAAAAAGAGGTTGCTGCCGCTTTTGGGATGAGCACCACTGACTATCGTGAGATCCGAAGACGCTATCGTGAAAAGCGGGACGTCGAGAACCAGAGACAGGCGATTAAATGGCGTGATGACGGCCATTCGAATACGGAAATTGCAAAAAGACTTGGCGTTTCGGAAGGAACCGTTCGCAACTATCTGGATCCGACCAAGAAGCGTCGCGAGAATAAGACTGAAATTATTGCCAGTAATCTGGCAGAAATGCTTAAAACAAAGCCTTATCTGGATGTTGGCGAAGGCGTTGGAAGGCAGTTGAACATCAGCGACCAGCAGTTACATGCCGCGCTCCTTTATTTAAAGGACGAAGGCTATAATGTCTTGAATTATGATCTTCATCAGGTAACGAATCCTAAGCAGTTTACTTCATTAAAAGTACTTTGCGATGGAAATACAACGACGAAGGATCTAAAAGAGCATTTAAGTCAAATTACAACTCCTGATGGCCTCTACTTTGAAAATTATGGGGAAGAAGCAAAGATTCGTAAACCGATTCCGAGTATCGATTCCAGTCGTGTTGCGATTAATTACAATACTGGCAAACCTGGCGGTGGTCAGGAAAAAGACGGTGTAATTGAGATTCGTCCCGGAACGGAGGATCTTTCTTTAGGAAATCGCAATTATGCACAGGTTCGAATTGGTGTTGATGGAACTCATTATCTGAAAGGTATGGCGATTTACGGAGATCCAAAGAAAATGCCGGAAGGAGTCGACATCGTTTTCAATACCAATAAGCATGAAGGTACACCGATGATCGGCGACGGCGATAACTCCGTTCTGAAAAAGATGAAGAAAGATCAGTACGGAGAGATCGATAGTCAGAATCCATTTGGAGCTTCCTTCAGACAATGGGAGTACACAGACGCCAATGGAAAGAGTCACACTTCACCGATTAATATCGTGAACGATGACGAAGACTGGGATCGTTGGCAGAAGAACCTCTCGTCGCAGTTCCTTTCCAAACAGCTTCCGGTTGTGGCTAAAAAGCAGCTGGATATTCGTTACGGGGAAATGAAGGACGAGTTTGAAGAGTACCGCTCTTTGACGAATCCTACATTAAAGAAAGAGTTTCTTGAAGAATTTGCTGATAACTGTGATGCCGCGGCTGTGCATTTGAAAGCAGCGGCTTTACCCAGACAAGCATCGTTCGCAATTTTACCGGTTCCGAGTCTGAAAGACAATGAGGTTTATGCACCTGCCTATGAGAATGGTGAAGAAGTAATTCTGGTTCGTCATCCACATGCCGGACGCTTCGAGATTCCACGGCTTATTGTAAATAATGATAATCCGGAAGGAAAAGAAACACTTGGAACTTCGCCTGCACATGCAATTGGCATTAATTCAACGGTTGCAAAACAGTTATCAGGTGCCGACTATGACGGCGATACTGTTCTTGTTATTCCGACCGTTGGACAGAAACTACAGACTCGTCCGCCTCTCGATGGCCTTAAGGATTTTGATCCTTCCGAAATGTATTCTAGATCGCCTGATGATCCGGTGCGTACCGGCAAAGGCGATGGAACGAAACGCGGTGACGGCTTCAATAAGGGCGCTGAAATGGGAAAAGTTTCTAACCTTATTACCGATATGCAGATTATAGGCTGCAATGAGGACGAGATTACACGTGCCGTTAAACATTCCATGGTCGTTATCGACGCCGAAAAGCATAATCTGGATTGGCAACAGTCCGAGATCGACAATGGTATTGCCGAACTACGACTTCGTTATCAGGGAAAAGAAAAAGGTGGCGCCGCAACACTTATTTCCAAGGCCAAAGGTCGCGCCGATATTCCGGCACGGAAAGAAGTATACGGCACAAAGCCGATGAGCGACGAGGAATACAAAGAGTATCTGGAAAGTGGTGGAAAGAAGAATTCGTCGAAGCTGACTCCCGATGAGTATGAACGCTATAAGAATGGTGAAGTAATCTATCGTAATACAAATCGGACATACCCAGAGCGGAAGAAGATTACAGATCCTGCTAAGATGACAGCCGAGGAGTTGGCTTTGTATGAATCCGGTAAACCTGTATATCGAAATACCGGAAAAATTAAGAAAGCGACTCAGGAAACTGAAAAGATGGCAGCCGTTAAGGATGCTCATGAGCTTTCTTCCGGTTATTACATGGAAGAAATCTATGCAGATCACGCCAATCGTTTGAAAGCATTGGCGAATGAAGCTCGCAAAGAGGCACGAGCAGCTGGAACGATGGATGAGAATTCTACAGCGAAGAAAACTTATGCGGATGTTGTCGGTAAGGACGGAACTTTAACGAAGAAATTAGATCTTGCAGCACTTGAAGCTCCGAAAGAACGTCAGGCACAGATGCTTGCCAGCAGTGTGATGGATGCCAAGATTGCAGCAGATCCGACGTTGAAAGAGAAAGACAATCTCGATAAGCGAAAGAAGCTCGCTTCGAAGGCCCTAGCTGATGCGAGAGACGCTGTGCGAGGCGGAACTCATGAAAAACGGTTTCAGATCGTGCTCAGTGATCGCGAATGGGATGCTATTCAGGCCGGTGCCATTTCCAGTGAGAAATTCAAGCAGGTCATTCGGTATTCGGACAAAGAAAAACTTAAGCAGCGCGCACTGCCGAGACAAAAGGCCACAATTCCGGCTTCGACTAAGTCGAGAGCGAGAATTATGCTGAACTCTGGCATGGCTCCATCAACTGTGGCTAAAGAGCTTGGAATTTCTTATGAAATACTAAAGAAAGAATTCAAGAATTTTAATGAAATTAATGAGGGAGGCGATTAAAAGTTGGCCAGAACTATGATTACGACGACGGACAATAAGTTTAATCCCTTCACACAGTATGATCGTTGGGCAGCTTATGATGAGAAAGAATGCGGATACTATTCGGCATCCTATCTCGCTCGGATCGCTGTCACTTCTCCTGAAATGAGCCAGGCTGAGATGGATAGAGCAATTGAAGATGCTTGCGATGAGATTTGTAAGATGGATTTGCGATACATTAGTCCGGTTACGGGCGAAGAAGTCTGCTATGTGAAGGTAACTGAGCAGTAATCTCGCGCTTTCCGTGTGTATTAGCCGATACTAGATAGCTTTTATGTGGATTTATGGGCATGAGTCTACATGTTTGCTGTCTAGTATCGGTTTTTTTACAACGTCTAACCGCTTTCGCATCGTTTAGTGCATGTTTTTTCGTATATCTAACGTTATTTTCGATATAAAGTAATATAAATTCAATATAAAACGGCCTAAAGCACCCGGGAGGGGGTCATTTTATATTCTAGGGGGACCACAATCGCGGCGGTCCTCAAAAATGCTCCGGGGGCAATTTTTGATATTTAGTCTTAATTTCTCTACAGAGATTTTCTAATATTCTAATGCTTTTAAAGTGGGTATGATGTTTCCGTTAGCAGTTTTGCTCATGGCTGCTTGTTCCTTTCTGTCTGTCTTGGATCAGGATTCTCCTTTCATGTTGTTTACCTCCTATAAACCACATAAAAACCCCATCATACCCACCTTAAAGGCATTAGAAGTCTACGCAAAGTATGGCAGAAAGGAGATGAACAGATAGTTGGCTGCCAGAAAGTCCAGTAAAACTAAAAATGAGTTTCTCGATTCGGCTCCTCCAATGACTCCCGAAGAGTGGGAAAACCGATTAATCGCGAAAAGTTTTCGTGCCGTCGAAGAACGCATCGACAACGGGACCGCAACTGCTGCCGAATACGTTCATTTTCTAAAAGCCGGATCAGTTAGACAACGTGAAGAGATGGAAAAGCTAAAAGAAGAGAACGCTTTACTTCGAGCGAAGACTTCGGCTATCGAATCCGAGAAGGATCGCGCCGTGTTCTATCGTGAAGTTATTGATGCGCTTACTTCTTATCGAACGGAGACTACAGATGAACCATTCGATCCGTACGTATACTGAGTTAATGCAGATTCCGACATTCCTTGAACGCTTCAGATATTTGAAGCTCGGAGGCGCTGTCGGAGAAGAGACATTCGGCTGGGAACGCTACATCAATCAGAAGTTTTATACATCCTACGAATGGCGAAGATTTCGTCGTGACATTATTGTTCGTGACCATGGCTGTGACCTCGGTATTGATGGCCATGAATATGCTCCTGATGAGCTCATCTTTATTCATCACATGAATCCGATCGACACGAAAGACATTCTCGATCAGACTGAGTTTCTAATGAATCCGGAATACGTGATTTCCTGTCGCCTCGATACGCATAATGCAATTCACTACGGCGACGAGTCTTTGATTCTACCTTATGAATTAACAGCGCGCTCCCCGAACGACACATGTCCGTGGAAGCTATAACTGAAAAGTTAACTTTACACAAACTAGGAGGCTTATTCAAAATGGACGATTCGATTCTACTTACTATTAGACAAATGATTGGTCCGTCGGCCTCCTACGAGGTTTTCGATACGGATCTGATCATCAATATTAATTCCGCGTTCTCCAGACTCTGTCAGCTTGGCATCGGTCCGAGTACTCCGTTTAAGATTCATACAGATGCTGATACATGGGCCGATTTTATGGATCCCGAAGAGATGCCGGAAGAAGTCAAGCAGTACATTTATCTGAAGACGCGAATGATCTTTGATCCGCCTGCAAGCGGAACCGTTGCAAATGCTTATAAAGCTCAAATCGATGAGCTAGAATGGACCATGAAAGAAGTGGCCCGCTTTGGTTATTAAAGGAGGCCACGAATTATGACAGTTCCAGAAATACTTTATTATAGAGCAATTCAAGAAGGCTTCACAGTCGAAGGCGCCGTTTCGCTTCTTGCAAACATTCAGGGCGAAAGCGCTTTCCGTTGCGACAATGCCGAGGATCGCATCAATCGTGTAGTCAGCGATGAAGAGTATATTCGACGCGCTGATGCAGGGCTTATTACCTATAACGGAAAGAATTTCATTTACGACGAAGTCGGCTTTGGATACATCCAGTGGACTTTTTGGAGTAGAAAGAAAAAGTTCTACGAGTATGTTAAAAGTCGTGGCGTAAGTATTGCCGATCATGACGCTCAGAAAGAATTTATCTTCATCGAAATGCGAGAAGATTTTCCGGGCATTTACAACCTTTGTAAGTCCAGTCACAGTATCGATGAAATTATGCATCAGCTTGTTTGGATTTGGGAAAATCCTGCCGATAAGCAGGGTGCTCTGAACG